GACAACTACACTAATCATGTGTCTAATACTCAACGGTATAAAATGTTAGGAAATGGCTTTACAGTTGATGTAATAAAGCATATAATGAAAGGGATGTTATGAAAGAAATTATATTTACAATAGTAAAAGATTATGAATGTCCAGTTTGTTTAGGTACTGGGGTAGTAGAAATTACAGATCGTTATGGTTACACAGAAAAACCTTGCAATAATTGTTATGATAGTTTAGGAAGAGTAGACAAGGAGTATTTAGAATGAAAAAAATCTATCGTAAAAAAACAAGAGAAATTCGTAAGTGCTTGAATGGTAAGTATAATTTGTGGGTACTTATGGATAGTAGAAAGTTAGGATTAATTGATAATTCAAAATTAAATCATGTAAAAAATCTTGACTTTACAAAACCTGTATGGATAATTGCAGAGGCAAGTAAGTCATATAATTATATTATTAATGCTAATAATAAATATAAATATATAGAAGAATGGAAAGACTCTGTAACTAATATTAAATTTAATAACTATAAATAGGTGTTATTATGAGATGTTATATTTGTAATAGAGTTTTATTACCTAAAGAAGTTAAGTATGAAAATAAATCTAAATCATTTAAACCTTGTTCTACTTGTTTAGATAAAGTACACTCTTCAATCTCTGAAGATAGTACAACTAACGAGTTTATATCTAGAACATATGATGAGGAGTTAAATTAATGCAGCACCCTCACACAAAAGAAAAGTTTATACGTCATGTTGCTTGTGAACAATGCGGTAGTTCAGATGCTAATGCGGAGTATGAAAACAGTTATTATTGTTACAGTTGTGAAACTTATACCAAGAAAGGAAATGATAATATGAATGTTGTCGAGATTGTGTCTAACATTGAAGATACATTTGATGTTAAACCTAAACTATCTAATACTGAAGGAACTTACATTGGTCCTTTAAATGATAGGAAACTAACTAAAGATACTGTTGCTCACTTTGATGTTAGGCTTGAGCTAACCAATGGTGTAGTAACTACGCATTACTATCCTTACTGTACTTCTGATGGTGACAAGGTTGCATATAAAATCCGTGAAGTTATGGATAAATCTTTTAGGGTTGAAGGTGATATTAAAAACACAGTGTTGTTTGGTCAGGATAAGTTTACATCTAATGGTAAATATGTCACAGTTTGTGAAGGTGAGATAGATACTTTGTCTGTCTTTCAAATGAATGGCTCTAAGTTTCCTACTGTTGGTGTGCGGTCAGCTACAACAGCTTACAGTGACTGTAAGAAAAACTTTGAATGGTTAGATAGCTTTGATAGTATCATTATTTGTATGGACAATGATGAACCAGGTAAGAAAGCCGCTAGAAGTGTAGCATCTTTATTTCCTAAAAAATCTAAGATCATTAAGCTTAACTTAAAAGATGCTGGAGATTACCTGACTAAAGATAAAGTTCAAGAGTTTAGTGTAGCTTGGTGGCAAGCAGAACAGTACAGACCTGATGATATACTGTCTGGGTTTGATAAGATGTGGGAGATTGCTCAACAGCCAAGAGCAACTGCGGTATTTAATTATCCTTGGACTCAGCTTAACCAACTAACCTACGGTATAAGAAGCTCTGAGTTTATTGTCCTAACTGCTGGTTCAGGGATGGGTAAGACACAAGTTACAAGAGAGATTGCACACCACTGTCTTAAAACTACAGATCACAACGTAGGTATTATCTACCTTGAAGAAACAGCATGGGAAACTTCAATGGGTATTGCTTCAGTTGAGTGCAGTAAACCTTTACACTTACCTGATACAGTAATAACTGACCAAGAGAAACGAGAAGCTTTTCAAAATACATGGGGTACAGACAGGCTCCATACTCTTAACGATAGCTGGCGTGATAACAATTTAGATTATATAGCTGATAAGATTAAGTACTTAGCTAAAGGTTTGGATTGCAAGCTGGTTGTATTAGATCACCTAAGTTTTATGGTATCTAATAGACAAGGTGATGAAAGGAAGATGTTAGATGAAATCGCACACAATCTTAAAGCACTCACAGTCGAACTTGATATATGCTTACTTGCAGTCTGCCACACCAAAAGACAAACGACAAAACCTCTTGAAGAAGGCGGTCAGACAAGCCTCTCTGATCTACGAGGCACGGCAGGAATTGGGCAGCTATCCAATATCGTTATCGGATTGGAGCGAAATGGACAGGCAGATGATGAACGTGAAAGGCACACAACTCTCTTGCGTGTGTTAAAGAACCGATACAGTGGTATGACAGGACCAACTTCCCGATTGCATTACGATCAATTTACTGGTAGACTAAGCGAAGTAGAAGAAAGAGAGGACTAATGCCTAAACGTACAGTTATCTGCGACATAGAAGCTGATGGTTTATTGTATAATGTAACTCAGATATGGTGTATTGTATGTAAAGATTACAACACAGGAGAAGTAATTAGTTTTACTCCCGATACCTTACATAAATTTGAAGAGTTTTCCGACACAGTAGATCATTGGATTGGACATAATTTTGTAGCTTATGATGCTAAAGTTATAAAAAAATTACTTAATATAACTATTAGACCTAGCCGCATTACAGACACTTTACTTGTATCCAGGCTTCAGTCTTACTCTAGGTTAGGTGGTCATTCTCTTGAAGCATGGGGGCATAGACTTAAGTTTCCTAAGTTAGACTATAAAAACTTTTCTGAATACACAGAAGAAATGTTAGACTATTGTATCAATGATGTTGAGTTGACCTATAAGGTAGCTTGCTATTTAAAATTAGAAGGCAAAGAGTACGGAAGCGAAAAAGCAAAAGTAATTGAACACTACACTCAGTACTTACTAGAAAACCAACGTGAGTATGGGTTTGCTTTGGATGTGCAGAAAGCTCATCAACTCTTTGTCTTATTTCATAACAAAGCTAATGAATTAGAAAGGGAAATATTATCTGAAGTTCATCCATCATTGAAATTTATTAAAGAAGTTTCTCCTAAGTACACAAAAAAGGGGGAGTTATCTAGAGTAGGGTTACGTATGTATGGTGACAAGTACATTGATGTAGCTGGTCCATTTAGTTTGTTTGAGTGGCAAGACTTTGATTTAAAATCACCTAAACAAAAAGTTCAAAGACTAGAACCTTATTGGCATCCTACGGTTAGAACTAAAGGGTATAAAAAACTTACAGAAAAACTACATAATAAAGAAGTGTCTAAAGAACAGTACCAAGAAAAACAAAGGTATATGTGGCAGTTATGTGAAGAAAACTTTAACACAATACGCAGTGATGCTCCTCAATCTTTACGTAAGCTAGGTGATTATGCTATGTATATATCTAGGTACAAAGAAGTGGAAGGATGGTTAGATGCTCTTGGAAACGACAATCGAGTACATGGTAATGTGTTTTCTATTGGTGCTATCACACATAGGATGGCACACAACTCACCTAATATGGCTAACATTCCTGGAATTGCTTCCCCTTTCGGAAAGGAATGTAGAGAATGTTATACCGTAGCAAATCCTAACACTCATGTTTTGTTAGGTTGTGATGCATCTGGTATACAACTACGTGTATTAGCTCATTACATGAACGATCCTGTTTACACTAAAGAAGTAGTAGATGGAGATATACACACTAAAAATTTAGAAGCAATGGGTATTGACAAAGGGGTGTACAATGAATCGACAGGTAAATGGTCAGGACGAGATACTGCGAAAACTTTTATTTATGCTTGGCTTCTCGGAGCAGGAGATGAACGAGTCGGACTTATCTGTGGGGGTGACAGTGCTTTCGGAAGGAGGGTTAAAGACCAATTCTTATCTGCTTTACCTTCCCTCGCGGCACTCAAAACAAGAGCAGCAAATGCAGCTAAATCTGGAAGACTAAAAGGTTTAGATGGTAGAAAGATTGAATTAAAATCTGCACATTTTGCATTGGCGGCTTACCTTCAAGGTGCAGAGTCTTGCATTATGAAGTACGCTATGATACTGTGGCATAAACGAGTACAAGAAAAAAACTTACAAGCTAAACAAGTTGCTGTTGTCCATGATGAATTTCAAGTTGAGGTACGAAAGGAAGATGCTGAT